AAAACATCCATTTTATTTTATTTAAATTGATTCTAAAGATTTTGCTATTACAAATCCTTCTATTTCAGAAGCTTTTCTTACTGCTTCTTCATCACTTGGAGCATTTATAGTAACTACTTGGATATCACCGTTTACGTCTTCATATGAAATTTCATAATCAACATTTCCACTATCATCAAGTTGTTCACCAAAGTAAAAACCCATTTCAGTATCTAGGAATTCTTCAACATCTGCGTCTGTTGATTCTTCATCAACATCAAAAAAGCTATACCTAGCATCTTCCCATGAATCAGAACCTAGAAACTCTTCAGCATCTTCTTCTCCACGTTTGGATACTACATAATCCTTAACAACATCAATTTTAAAATCTTCATATACATCACCATCTTCTTCAACAGTTTCAAGGTATTTGGAAATTATTTCTTCTTTTAATAGCTTGTTTTCGGATAAATATTTTCTTAAATCAAAAACATCCATTTTATTTTAATATTTATCCATCCAGTTAGGTAATTCTTCTCTGTCATCATCAAGGTAACGATCTTTATTTATATTGAAAAATTCAAAGTAATCTTTATCCATGTATTTCCCATAACTAAAAAAGTCACTATCTTTGTAATAATCATCTGCCCAAACCTCAATCATATCTATATCGCTGGATTTCATCCAATCTTCCATAGCTACCATTTCCTTCTTAGCCTGACTTTGAGAAAGGTAAGTTGCTAAAGCCGCTAAAACCTTATTTTTCTTATATCTAGAATATGAAGATAATGGTTTCTTTAAGTGAGGATTTTCATTATACATTTCAATTACATCTGATGGTGGGTTAAATTTATTTACAAATTCAATACCATTAACATCTTCTTTTAATAGCTTGTTTTCTGCTAAATATTTTCTTAAATCAAAATTTTTCATTTTATTTTCTTTTAATTCTCCACCTTCTCCTTTTTCAAATGGGGGTGCTATGTTTATTTTCCCGGTTGCTAGTGCTTTTAATTTATCCTCTGGTTTTGTTTTGTTAGCATCACTTTGGGGCATATCTTTTCTTCCTGGTGCCCCCGATACATGACCTTGTTTTGCTATGAGGTTTAAATTTTTGGTTAATAATTTGGCTATTTCTTCTTTTGTTTTGTGCCCATTTTCAGCCCAAATTTTTGCAGCCTTATCATTAAGAAATTCATTTACCTTTTCTAATACTGTTTTATAATCAACTCCTCCCATGATGTTTATCCCTTCAGGATCAGCACTAGGTACTTTATCAAGTTCTACTGCTATTGCAGTGTGGACAGCTTTTAATATATCTGTTGGTTGGAATCCTGCTTTTGGTTTGATATCTAACGCATCCATATTAGCTCCAGGGTTAACTGCGAATACAGTACTCCATCTGTGATGACCATCAATTATGTATTTACCTGCGTAAGTTACTATTGGGCTTCCCATATTTGGGGTTCCTTTAAAAATTCCACTTAAACTATTATACTCATCATCTAAATCCCCCTTTACACTTTGATCAAAACCAATTTCGTTTTGGGTTGGGATAAGTTTTTTTACTGCTATCTTGGTTGAGATATAAGGTAATTTATCATCCTTATCGGAACCATCAGCTAAACCAGCATCCAATACTGCCTTAACTTTTTTATCACTCATAGCTTTACTTAAATCAGCTCTAAATCCAGACACATCTTTTGCTAGAGATTTTTCAAGATCTATTTCTTCTTTTAATAGCCTACCTTCGGATAAATATTTTCTTAAATCAAAGTTTTCCATTTTGGTTTAACTAATTTTTTTAAATGCCGTTTTAAATGTATTAAAAACAACATCCTCATTATTCTTCATTAATGCTACAAAAGTGTCAGCCAGTATAGCTTTATGTTTTACAGAAAGAGGTTTTTTACCCATTAAGGTTTTATATGCACCATTAAACAAAGAAATATCAATGCTTGGTAAGTATTTTTTTACAGCACCTACTAGAGCATTTCCTTCAGCGTCTATACCAGTTGAAGTGTCTGTGCTTTCAGCTTCTTCGGCCTCATTAAATTTAATGTATTCTTCTCTGATAATTTTTCTTAATTCTGATCTTTTCATTTTTCTTTTTATTTTTCTTTTTATTATAAATATATTATTATTTTTTAAACTTCAACATCTACATCAACATCATCTTCAACATCAACCTCTACTTCTTCACCTCCACCTTCATCTCCACCACTAGTGTCAATTCCTCCAACTTCTTCTTCATCCCCACCTGCAGGGCCATATCTCAATATACGAGCAATTGCTTCAACAGCACGTTCTTCTTCAGGAATGTTGAGTAAATAATATTTTTTCCCTTCAACTTGAGCAATCCAACTTCTATTCATCCATATAAGGTAGAATTCTTCATCATTTTTTAAATTAATTCTAAATGTAGTAGGACGAGGAGCAACCCAATCAATAGAAGCTATAAATGAATCAAAATCCGAAGTTAAAAGAGTTGTTATAACTTTTTTTAACTCAGGGAATTTAGTCAATTCATCATATTCAACAGCCGCTATTTCAGCTTTTTTTCTGTCTTTTATGACTTCAAGGGCTAATCCTTTAATTCGTTCTTTTAACTCAGTTGTTGTCATTACCTTCTGGGTTTTTTAGATGGTCCTTTTGATTCAAACATGGACATTTTACTTAAATCTTTTACAGTTGAATCTATATCTTTTGTTATTGATGAAACTTTAGCTTTCATTTCTTTATCTGCACTCTGATTAACCTTTTCCATCGTTTTTCTAAAATCTTCCCTCTGTTTATTGTTTTTATCAATTTGTTTTTTTAGGAATTTGTCTTTAGAAACTAATTCTTTTTCCCTTTTGTCGACATATTTTTTATACCCCGGATCTTCAAGGTATGCTCTTAGTTGCTTAGGGGTTTGTGGGATATCATCAAAATTTTCTCCACTCCCTCCTTTAACCCCAGCTCTTCTTTCTGTTTCATTTGAAAGATATAATTCTCCATACTCACTTACTTTAATTTTAAGTTTAGCCGTTTTTAATCCTACATCACCTCCATTTTCAGCATCATCCATAGCTTCTCTGAGTTTTTTAAATACACGTTCTGTTAATTTATTTTTATTAAATTTAGATAATGTTTTTGCTAAATTAAGTTGTCTTAATTCTCTTTCATCAGCAGCACCTAATTGAGTTCCTTCTTCTTCATCATCTTTATCTTTCTTTTTAAGTTTTTTAATGGTTTTATTTATAAGACTTTTTGGAATATCTTTGTCTTTAGGAACACCTAATTCTCTATGTAAAGCACCTGGTCGTTTAATTGCTTTTTGAATCCAATCTTTATCTTCTTTAACTGGTCCTTTAAGAGCAGTTTTTATTAATTCAGTTAGTCTATCGTTTTTCATTGTTGTTTCTTTAACTCTTCTATACCTTACATCATCAAAGTATTTTTGTAATTCTTCATCATACTTTTTTCCATCAATACCATTTTGATCTAATATATCGTGGTAATCTTGTCGTGATAATCTATTAAGATGTGTCATTCCATTTCTTAAAGTCCCCAACACTTTATAACCAGGAACGTGTTTTTTACCTGTTATATCTATTATCTTTTTTCGAAGTGACTGATAAACATAACTATTTTTGTCTGAGATAGTCTTAGGGGGATAGGGTCCATCTTCTGTTAATTTTTTTTCCATAGTTGTTTCTTTTAATGCGAACTTAGTTCCTTTTTCAAACTTACTAAAGTCTTTTAATTTTTTTATTTTGGTTTCTTTACCATCTTTATCAATTGCTAGTACAGCTTTTAATGTAGATTTACCCATTCCATCATCACGATAACCTTGTAACATTTGTTTGAGTTCAGATTTGGCTCTTGATTTGCTAACAGTAGATGTTCTTTCTTCATTTACTAGCTTGTTACCATCTTTATCATATACAAAATCAGTTTTGATTTCAGCTTTAAAATTTGGGTCTTTTGATTTTGCTACGTCAACAGCTTCTTTTCTATTTTTTGCTTTAACTTTGACTGTTAATTTTTCTCCATTTGTTGTTAAATATTTAACATTCATTGGAATTGGAACATCAGAACTTACTTGAGGATATCCACCCATTTTGATTGATTTACTAGGATCTTTCATTCTGCCTTCATCTACATCTCCTTTTAATTTCTTTTTTGATATTGCTGTATCTTTACACATTTCATCGAATTTAGGGTTTTTTTGGGCACATGCCCATTTTCTTTGTTTTTCAGAGTAAACTTCTCTTACCATTGAGGTAAGTCGTTCATTAACTGATTCTTCATCTATATGATGTCCCTTTCCATGTCCCATATCAAAAGCTCCATCATACTTTCCAGGTTGTTTAGATGCTGGTTTTAATTTATCTTCAACAGATAAATAAGGTTGTTTTTTAAACATCCAATCTCTAGGATCATCAGAACCACCAGTCATGATATATCCTGTTTCACCTGTAGGGAGTTCATATTTAACTCCTAATTTTAATGTTTCATTAAATGATTCTTTAATATCGTAAAAATGACTTCTAACTTTCTGTCTTTGTGATGTATCTAAATCCCTTTGGGGGAGATAAGTTGGATGTTGATCTACCCACGCTTGTAAATAACTTATAGCTCCATTATAATCCGCCTTTGAGATTTTATTATCTTTTAATAATTGTTCAAGTTCATCAAATGTAAAACTGTCAGCTAATTGTCTGGTTTCTAAACCCCAACTTTCACCTTCTTCGTTTATAGTATCCTTTTTAACTAAATTGATAGCCCTACCCATAGCCATTGCATCTGGATTTGGTCTGTTGAATTTTGGATCGACATATTTCATAAGCTTTTTTTTATTGCCTTTTAACATGCCTGAGTATATTGAATTGTATTTGTCTTCTACTTTGGATACCTGATCAGGTGTAAGGGCTTCTTTTAGAAGTTTTCTAATCTGAGATTTAAGAAGTGATTTATCCATTTCATTATGCTTTGTCTTCTGCTACTGATGTTCTTTTATATTCAGCAATCAATTTTTTTATTTTAGTTAAAGCACTTCTTGCTCGACCGTGAGCTGCTTTGCTTGTTTTTGAATGCTCAAGTGAGAATTCAGTAAATAACTCGGCCATTTGTTCATAAATTTCATTTGTTGACATAACGTATTGTTTTTTATTTTAATATCTTCTTCTTGTAAACCTATTATTTTCACCTAACTCGGCTCTAGTTTCTCCTGATTTAACAACATGAGCTCTAGTATAATAAGTGATTGTGTTTCCAATTTGATCCATTAGTTTTTCATCACCTAATGATTCTGCTTCTTCTTGAGCTTTAGTTAATAAACCTAAGACAGCTGCTGTATCTGCATCTTCACCTGCTAACTCAGAATCAACTTCTATTTCTGATTCTGCTGATTCATCATCAATATCAACTTCATCTTCAACATCGACATCAACATCTTTTTCAACATCGACATCAACATCTTCTTCTGTATCAACATCAACGTTTTCTTCATCTTCAACTTCTTCAGCTTCTCTTAAAATTGAAGTGATTTCATTTTGAATTGCTTTTCTTAAAGCAGCTTCTTTGACATCTTCTTTTTTGTCTTTTTTAAGTTTTTTAAGCTTTTTTTCATCTGCTTCAGCATCTGCATCTAAGGCATCAATATGATCTCTATCATCTTTGATAGCTCCTTCTTCATGCTCTTGTTCTTCTTCATTTCCTTTTTTAGAGTCTTCTTTTTCTAATAAAGGGTTTTTGTAAAGATAGTTTCTTAAATTAAATTCTTTGTTTTCCATTTTAGTTGTTTATTATATAATATAAATATATGATTGTTTGTTATTGTTTATGATTTACAAATATTTATTATTTTTATCGATAAGATGATTGATGTATTCTTTAATATCTCCTTTTTCAAATCCTTCTTGCATCCAATATGTACTTAATACAAAAATCATGTCTTGTAATGTTTTAAGATCTCTCATATTAGCTGTACCTTCAAATCTATCAATTTGATCTGGTCCAAGCCAGCTTTCATTAATACCTGCTTCTTCTAAATATTGTCTTTTAAACCATTTATGTGTGTCGAAATTTTTCCCCATTTTATTTAGTTTTGGATTTTTTTGATGTATCTTTTGTTCTTTTTCTATTTGAGTTTTTCTTGGCTGATAATATTATCCTTTCTTCTAATCTTGCCAGTTTAACAGCGCATGCCTTATTTTCTTTTACTAGTTGGTCTATTTTTTCTTCTAATTCTTCAATTTTAGAACACATACCCTCTATTATTCTCCTCTGTTCGTCTATTATTGTTTTCAAATTTATGTGGTCTGTATGTAAATGGGCCATTTCTAACTTACTATTAGCATCAATTTTTTTCTTCCAAATGTTCCAGATTTCCTTTATTCCTAATGCCGCTATTAAAGCTGTGAGAATTGTGATAACAGTAGTTTCGTCCATTATTTCATGTTTTATTTATTTATAAATATAAGTATTTTTTGGGAAAATAATAGAAAATTCATGAATTATTGGATTTTTAATGATTCTAAATATTCTATTCCTTCTTTTAATGCTTCCTCCGCTCTGTCTTTGTTTATTCCACCTATCCATTTTTCAACTTCACCTGACTCCGTTATAAACCCATCGTTACTTTCATTTAATTTTCCCTCCATAAAAGCCTTATATTCTTCTATAAGTTTATCAATTTCTTTATTGTGGGTTTGGTTTTTATGATTTTCCCATTTACCCTCTGTTTTTAATTTTGTTTCCATTTTTGTAGTACAATGTAAACAACCCCCGTAAGCTCTATAATAATGAGAGTCTAGTTGTTTATTCATAATTGTATTACATTTAGGACAAAACAAAGGCACTGATGCCCTTTTAAATTTGTCTAATTTTGTAATATTTTCTTTCACACCATCTCTAATAGTCCATTTTCTACCATTTTCTACCCATACATCTCCTTCATTATGAAACTTTTCTTTTTTAGAATAGCCCACACCTTGTCCTATACGTTCCTTAGAATTACCCTTAACTAAGTTTCTTAAACGGGTAACATCCTTTTTATTGAATTCTTTTTTTAGTATATTATCTTTCATCTTCTTTGACCTTTTTATTTTTTGATAAAACAACGAGGATTTAGACCTTGAGGTTATTTATTTTAATGTGAACCCCAGGTCTTTTCCTCCTTTGTTTTTTTGATAACTGAGTAAATTAATACCTTTTGTCATTTGTACTTAAATTAAATTATCCTTTCTTTTGGAATAATTGAATTAAGATAATTAAGGCAATTAATCCTACAAACCCACCATCACCTAGAGATTTAATAATCCCCATGATGTTAGCTACTACGTTTGTTCCAAATATGTCTTGACCAAAAATAACCTCAGCTAAGATGCTTAAGGATACAAATGATAACATAATTGTTGTTAACCAACCTAATGTTGATGTAATTTTATCCATTACTTTTTCCATGATTTCTTGTTTTTTATTGTTAATAATTAAGTTAATATAACTTCTTATACAAACCTATTTTAACTTTTAAAAGCTAGTAATAACTCTCTTACACCAATTCCTATAGCTATACCTGCATAAAGAATGTTGCCTGTCGTAAATAGTGCGACAGCACAACTCCCTGCTAATGCAGATCTGAACCATGAGGAATTAATAATCATCTTTACATTTTCCATAATTTAGATTTTTTGTTAAACATATAATCCCAGCTGTTTTAGCTTATCTATTGTAGAATTAGCCGAGGTATGCAGGATTCCTATACCTCCCCCACTATCCCATTCTTCAATGGTTCGGGGCATGTCATCAATAAGTATTGAGTTTTCTTCTGAATAATTTTGTTTGTTAGCTCTATTGGCTAAAATTAATTTAGTTCCTGGTGTATTGTTTCTAACCCATAGTCGTTTTCCTAAACGGGAACTGTTATCCCATGATGGAGATGATAATAATGTTGGGGATAAGGGTTTAATAAATTCCCATAGTTTTTTACCATCAGGCATCCAAGGCATTCCTACCCAAAACCTAACTCCATCTTCATCTATTACTCTCCAAAATTCATTTAAACCATTTTGATCCTTAAATTTTTCAGGAGACATTCCTGTTAGATCTTCAAATCTTCTTTCAAAATCACATAATACACCATCCATGTCACAATAAATTTTATATTGTGGTTGGTTGCCTTCTATTACAGCATTGTATATTTTTTTTAATTTAATCATTCTCTAACAAAGATAAGGTATTTAATTGGTTCTCATTTAAAGTTTCTGTCCATTTCCTAAATGTTAAATTTCCATCTTTATAAGCTTCACTTTCTAAATTGGTTAAATTTTCATCTTCTCTGGTATCTGTTGTGGTGATATCACCTAATCTATCTTCTAAATTTTGAATATGGTGAATCATCTCATGCGCATATGAACGAAGAACATCTTTAGGGTGGCGGTATAACGTGTATAAAACTATTTCGCGTTTATTTGGGTCGTAAAACGCTGTTTTACCCATAACCTCTTGCGCATTATCTACATCGTCATGTATAAATACTAAACTAGGTAGTGGAGTTACATTCATTCCCTTATCTATCATATAATCATTAAGAGAATCTATATAGGGGGTATAATTAAATTCTTCTTCTTCCATTACTTCATTTACTAATTGTATTAAGTCAAAGGGATCACTTTCTTCTTTTAAAATTTCTCCTAATGGGCTATGTTTAACTAATTTTGAAATAACATCTACTTCAGGGGAATTTAAGGATTTAATTAATTCTACATTTTTATGAGAATCATCATAAAATCTAATTTTATTAAAACCATTATCTATATAATCTTGTACTACTTTTAATTTTTCTTCAGGGTCTGAACTACCCACAGCATGTAAGGTTACTTGAGGTAAATTATTTTTTTCTAAAAATATTTCTAAATCAGTAGCTACTTCAGGTTGTCTAGCTGTTAATATAATTGTTTTAGCTCCTGTTAATTGAGATGACTTATTTAATATTTGGGAAAACAGTTCAAAGTTATCTTTAATTACTCTAGGGTTTTTTAAGTGGGCAAATTCTGAAAAATCTAATTCATCCTCGGGTCCTGGTTCATATAAAGCATATTCTGCAGGAGTAAGTTTGAATGTTCCTTGTTCAGGGTTGGTAACTATAACACTTGATTTAGAAGTTATTAAGGTATCATCTAAATCAAAAGCATATAATATTTTATCTTCAGAAGCTTCATTTAAATTTTCACTTATAAAAGCGGATGGTAAAACATATTTGTTTAATTTAAGTAAGTTAAATAATATTGAAAATATTGAACCCCCTGGTAATACAAATAAACCTACATACCCAATTGTTTTAAATATGTCTTTTAATTGATTACCTATTTCCTTCTTTTCTTCTTTAGATAATTGTTTTTCTCCTTTTACAGCTTGAGATAATAGTTTAAAGGCTTCTTTGGTTTCTTTACTTTCCTGTTTTAAAGCTTCTATGAATTTTTTAAAACCCTTTTTAGCTTTTTCTACATATTTCCTTAACTCAATTTCATTTAACTCAATTTCATTTAATTCCTTTTTACCTAGAATATTTAGTATTTTTTCAAAATCTCCATCGGTTAAATTTTCAGGAAAGAAATTTCTAAGGCTACTTATATCGGTTTTAAATAGTTTTCTAGCTTCAGTTCCACTGGTAGCTCCTGGAGTAGATACTTCTAATGGGATTACATTATCACTATACTTTTTGAGAAATTTAGATCTTTGCTTTACATCAACTTGATCTCCTTCATTCCCCTCCCTCGAACCTAAAAATACATATACTTTATCATCAGGGTGTTCTCTTAAATATTTTTTATAATAATTAAAAGGGGAATCGACTGGTATTACTTCAGTTTCAACTGGGAGTAAATTTATATCATTATAAAAATTCCAAATTTTCATTGATTGGGATTGGGTAAAACCATCCCTTTCTTTTTTACCCACCAATATTTTTAGTTTATTTACCTCAGGACTTTGTTGTAAACCTTTAAGTACTACTTCTAAATGACCCTTAGTAGGTGGTTTAAACCCCCCACCAAATAAAGCTGTAGTTTGTTCCTTTATTATATTATCTACTAGATATTCACTTAATCCATTCATATTACCATTTCCCTTTAGGGCAAAATTTGTTTTTCATTTTTGTTTTTATATCCATAAAACAAAAACATACTTTACATTGTCTTGTTACTTTCGTTAATTCCTTACATTCATTACATATACTAACCCTTTGGGATGGATATAATTGTATTCGGTTTTCAATCCATTTCTTTTTATTACCATCTTTTTTAGAGGTATTAAACAATTCTTGATTATATTTAATTTCTTTAAGTAATTCATTCATTTTAAAAAATCTGATATTTTTGATTGTGCTTCATCCTTGGATACTGAGTATTTAATTATGTTTTGTAGGTGATCAGAATTTAAAAGATCTTGAATTTCTTGATTTATTCGTTCTTTTTTCGCTCTTGAGCGTATTTCTTCTTTTTCTGTTTTGGGTTTTGTATTTTGTGGTTTAAATGGATCTAAATATTTAGTTATTATTTGTTCCAAATCAGTCATAGCTTCTCCTGTATTAGCTACCGATACAAAATTGTTACCAAATGCTTGTTGATATGGTTCATAGTTTTTGGTTACTGAATTCCACGTTGACATTACGATTGCTGGTTGTAAGCTTCTATCTTCACCACCTGATCTTTCGAATCTATCTTGGTTTTGTTTTAATGAACGTTCTAAATCCGTATAAACATAAAGCATAAAAACATCATACCCCGCTGACTCTAATTCACTTTTTAATTTTATAGTATTTCTTTGTGACGCCGCTGTTCCATCTAATATAAAAGATTCTTTATTTGCTATTATATTAGGTATTAATTCATTTTTATGTTTCTTAGAGGCCGCTGCCATTGCCTTTGCTGATGTACTTCTATCTTCAGGACCATGAGATTTTAAATCTAATGACACATTTGATTGTTTTAGTAAATCTATAAAGGTATCATCAATATTGAGGGTTTTTAGTCCACCCAAATCCAAACCCCTTAGGATATAACCCTTTCCTGCCCCAGGTGCCCCCGCTAAGATAAGGGCTTTAGGTTTACCTTGAACCTCTAATAATAAGTTTAATAATTTTATCATAATTATAAATACTATACCTCTCTTTTAGCTGTAGTTTTAAACTCAGTAAAGTACGGTTTATGTTTTGGGTTTTCTAAATCAAACAATTTTTTAACTGTTAGAAATATATCTATGTTTTCTTCATGTGTGCGTTTTGATTCAAACATTTCCCATCCTTTACCCTGCATTTTACCCTCTTTAGGACCACGTTTTGAAGATTTTAACCATAATATACCTTGTCTATCTGCCATTTTATTAAAACATTCCTTGTAACATTCAGCATAAATCGCAGTTTGTAATTCATAAGTTGTTTGTAAATTATTGGATGTTTTAAAATCTATAATCCATACTTCCCCATCTATCTCACAAACTAAATCACAAGTGCCTGCTACTTTTATTTTATCTGAAAATAGATGGACTTCTGTTTCTAATAAAATAGGTTTATGTGTTTCCCACCAATCAACAAATTTTAAGAACATTTGCCAAATATTAGGATCATAAAGTGGGATTCCATTTTCTAGGAAATTTAATTCTTTCCCATTTAAATAATCTTCTATCATTTCGTGAACTTGAGTTCCATCCTCCCCTGCTTTTTTAACTATATAATCAGCTGAGTATCCTACTTTCTTGAGCCATTCTTGGAAGAATTTTCCTTTTGGGTAACAACTTAAAACATAAGTTATTGAAGGGTAATATTCTCCATTTCGTTTATAATACCTAGCATCAGGTAAAGTGATTTGTTGTGCATCGTCAGATATTTGTAATATCCTATTATACTTTTTTGTTGTTTTCATATTAATGAAAATTTCTTTTCCATTAATTGATATTCATCTAAGGGAAAAGTATTTTGAATTAGTTTGGTGAAATTTTTAAATCCCATTTCACTTGGATCTTTTCCTTCTAATTCAACAAGGTATACTTCTTTACCTTGATTTATTAAATATTCACAATGTTTTAAAGCCTGTTTAATAGCGTCTGTGTCTAAAGCTATATAAATTTTTTTAACTGTTGATTTAACTATTTTTTTAAGTAAGTTAGATTGAATGTTTTTACCTAATAAAGGTATAGCATTTCTTTTTATTGCAATCGCATCAAATGCACCCTCACATAAGATTAGGGGTAAATCAAAGTTTATAAATAATTCGAAGGGAATTATATTTCTTGAACAATCTGGATTTCTATATTTGATAAAAGAGTCTTTTTCAAATGAACGTGATATAAAATAATTTAATTGACCTTCACTATTATATGAGGGTATTATAACCATATTTCTATATTTCCCATACTCACAATAACCTATATTATATTTTAAAATATCATCATTAGTCAAATTTCTCTTCCTTAAATATCTATAAGCTTGTTTTGCAACAATGTCCTTATTACCAATAATTGTTTTAAAATCTTTAGGTAATTCAACATCTGTAGATTCTATTACTTCCTCTACAGCATCCTTTGTTTTAACTAATTTGTATAATTCTTGAAAATTTTTAGGTGATGTCTTTACTTTATTAAATAGTGTTTTTACTGTTTTACCTTTAGTATTACATACCCAACAATGCCATGGGTTATAACCTTTTTTATTCTCAGTAAAATTAATTTCTAGTTTAGGTTTTGAATGGTTACAAAAGGGACAATGGTAAGCTTGATTACCTCTTGATGTTCTTTTACCAACACCCAAAACCGAATCAACTAAATTGACTAATAGTTCATTTCTCATACGATGTAAATATACGAACCCTTTATAGGGAATCCAAATCTTTTGAGTAAAACTTTCCTAAAATGTTATCATTGAAGTATTGATCTGGATGTTCCAAAACTTGATACATAAACTGGTATTGGGTTTCATAGTAAGTAAGTAGTTTTTTATTTGGGGCTAATTTTATAATATAACGTTCGAAATTTTCCTGTGGTTCTTTTTTCACTAATTCCATTAAAAGTTTATTAGACCCATAATATGTCTTCCAATCAGATTCTTTACTTACTCGTTTATGGGTTGGTTTTCTACCTTTAACCCCTTCATACATAAGCAAATCCTTTTTTGTTACTTTTACTTTTTTATTATGAACAAGTACTTTTTTTCCTATATAAGCCTTACCTGATGGTATGTGGGTTGTTTTATAAACAAACCCAAATGTCCCCTTGGGGAAATGATTGAATTCTGTTATTTCTTTTCCGTTGTGTTTCCAATTCATAGATAGGGTTATGGGTAACAAATCCATTCATTTGTGGCTATCTTTTTAATTGTTACTACTTCGTACTGTCCAATATCAAAATCCGTACTTGCAGCACTCCCAGAGTGATAAAAGGTTACTGCAGGGTGCTCTCTGGTTATTGTAGTAGTTCCAGTGTCTGTATTCATAACTTTAAACTCACATCCTGTAGGGTAAGGGGTTATACCATCTCTAGGTATTTTAAATTCACAGGATGCAGAATTAGAAAATATCAGCATTTGGTCTATTGATTTTAGGAGAGGGGTAAGAGTTGTTCCTATAATGTTATACACCCCAATTCTAATACCTGTTAGGTCACTTCCATTTCCTTCATGAGAGCCACTAAAAATACTTGCGGTTATACAATTTGATATATTACAACAGCTTAAGTTGTGGACTCCTCCTTTTATAGTTAATAAATCCGATTCTATGGTTAAAGGACTATTACCTATTAAATGACTAAAAGAACCCGATACTCCCGATATATCACCACTTGAACTTATATCACCAGATGCTGTTATTGAGGATGATACATTTAAAGAGGTCCCTATTATGTTTACTTCAGTAAATGTTCCTGGAGGCCAAGGTGCGTCATTTCCTATGGTTTGAGTGTAATTTTGGAAAACTGCTACACTACTATTATTTGATTCTATTTCTACAGTGTCTGATCCAAATGATATTCCTGTGTTTGGGTCTCCTAAATGACTTACTAAATTTGCGGATTCTATTTTATTTGCAATAATAGTTCCACTTGCACTTATATTATTTGTTATAATGGTTCCACTTGAACTTATATTACCGGAGGCTGTTATATGTCCTGTAAAATTTGAATCTCCTGTTTGGGAAAAAGGTCCTATATTTGTAAAAGTTCCACTTCCAGATACAGTTAATGAACCAGTAATATCTACTGAACCTGTAATAGTTTGATTTCCTATAAAATTATTTGATCCTGTTGTTACAAAAGATCCTGTTTGGTTACCTGTAATAAATGATCCTGTCTGATTGGAAGTAACTATAGTACCTGAACCTGATATGTTTATAGAACCACTTACATTAATACTTCCACTTACATTTATAGGCCCGGTATTATTAAATGATCCAGAATT